TTTTAAATCCTCAGATCCTTTAAGTCCGATACTATATGTCTCTAATTTATTATCTAAACCATGCAATTTATAAAAATTATTTGCCAATGCTGTTATTAAACTGCTATCAAGTCCTCCTGATAATAAGCAAGCGATTGGTCTTTCAGTTGCAAAACATCGTTTATTCACAGCTGCATTTAAATAAGACGAAATTCTTACCCATAAGTCACCTATAAATATATGTTCTGTTTGATTATTAATTAACCAACTATGTGGGAAACTGGGTATTACGTAGGGAATATTTTCTTTCTCAATTGTCCAATGTGCTTGAACTTTACTAGACAAACTAAGAACACTATATGTTCCAGGTTCAAATTGTTTAATTAAACTTGTCGATGGATTATCATTATAAAATTTTTCTAGACATTTTAATTCTGATGCAAATCCGTACAGATTAGACACAGTTTTTAACAAATACAACGGTCTTACGCCAAATGGATCGCGTGCAACAAAAACATTATTAGTTAAATGGGACGTTAAGCGATTATCATATAAAATAAATGAAAAACACCCATCTAACATTATTAACGTTTGTTCGATTCCATATTTAATATAAAGATGAATTATGACTTCACAGTCAGATCCAGTTGTAGGAGTAATGTCCATATATTGGTATAATTGTTTATAATTGTAAATTTCACCATTACAAATTAAAACTACGTCATTTACAACCAAGGGTTGATTCGATTCTTCATTTAGTCCATTTATCGCTAATCGATGAAACCCTAAAACCATTTTCATATAATTTGTGTCTAATTTAGAAGATTCTGGACCACGTGATTGTCCTTTCATAAACTCATTATTTATTTCATCTAATGAATAGTTATAATAGTTAAGTAAAGCAAATATACCACACATTATATATTTACGTTAAAATCTATTTAAATTCTATTTGAACAATTTTAAATAATAAGTAATATAACTACAATTACAACTTAAAAATATATTAATATTAATATTAATGGAGCAACCGTGGTTTCAATTTGATCCCAATGATTATGACTCGTCGTGGTGGTTATATTCAGACATTATTGATAATGATTGCTGTAAAACTATAAAAACCGACGATGATATTCGGTGTTATCTTATTTTACAAGACTGTAATCAAGGGGGGCATTATTGGAGGATATCTACTTGGTATAAAAATGATCCAAATAGATATTCAAGCATTCTGTCTGAAGGTTGTTGGAAATTTCAAAAAGAATTACCCGAAATGAAGGAAAATGAAATTGTACATCTACGTACAAATACAGATATTCGATTTAAGGTTCATTACTCAAAGTTTACAACTAATATAGAGCAACGACAGTATTTTAAAATACTAGAAAGAGTTGAAGAAGATAAAACTTGCGCAGTTTAGAATAATTTTAATTTTTCTAATATTTATATATATCAATGAATATTAATAGTTATATTGATCAACCTACTTCACAAAGACAACAAACAGTATATTTACGGTCGTATGAAAGAAATATTCCATCACAACCATTACAACCTTATTTAGATGCTCGCCCAGTTATGACAAAATATTCTATATTACCCATATTTGATGTTAGAAAAGCAAGTGAAACGCCATTAATTCAACGTGCGACGTTTACACCTGAAAGTGTTTTCAATCCCGGCAATGATTCGGGCCCGTGGTCTGGTTATGCTTCTAATATAAATCACGAATCTGAATTAAGAAGTCAAATTTTTGCACTACAATCGTGCAGTCAGGCCACATATGTGCCTTCCAGTAATAGCAGTTTATATAAAGTGAACTGGCAAAACAACAACAAACCTGCTCAACCATTTCCTGACCTATTTAAAAATGAACAATTTTGCCCATCTAATCCGAATCTTTATCCAGAGACTATTGGAAACGCATTATTCAATAATGCAACTAGACAACAACTTAAGGATTTAACAAAACCCACATAAAATTTTTGAACGCGTTTTATTTAAGAAAAATATATTATTTAATTAAAACAATATAAAGTAATGTCGGACGATCTTGTTAATCAACTCACGCTAAATTTTTTAATTAGTAAACATCAATTACTAAAACTTAACAAAAGATTAAAGGAAACCACAGAACAAACAAGAAAAACTGATAAAGAAATCTATGGAGAACGCATAAAACATCTGTTTAATGATTTGTTAGTTAATGAAACTCCACAAGATGTTTTACAAGATGTTAAAACCGGATTTGAATTTTTTGTTGATAAATGTATATATTACTTTAAAGCGCTTGATAATAACGATACATCTGAAAAAGACAGTGTAGATGAGTCTTCTATGATCCAAGACGATATTGATTATGAAAAAGAAGAAAAAGCTATTGAAAGGGGTAATTACCAAGAAGATGACGATGAACTAGAAGAGGATAAAGAGGAAGAGGAAGAGGAAGAGGAAGAGGAAGAGGAAGAGGAAGAGGAAGAGGAAGAGGAAGGAGAAGAAGACGAAAAAGATGGAGATGGAGATGGAGATGGAGATAGAGAAGACTTAGAAAACGAAGAAAAAAAGGTTTTAAAAGAAGCAAAATCACCATACCATAATCCGCCAGTTGTGGTTAAACACAAATACAATAAAGCAACAACTTCAGTTGGAGTAGATGACATACAAAAACTACCATTAGATTGGTTTCAAAGTGTTAGAGAAAATTACAAAAAAAACCAAATAATACCGAGAAGAAAAAATATAACATTTGAAGAAAAAACTTTTAGGGATTCAAAAAAGAAAATATAAACACATTATATGAGCAACAAAACAAACAGAATAGTGTTTAATAAAAGGATTTTGAAACACAGAAAGACCAAAAAAAAAGTTTTCAAACCTAAAACACAGAAAAACTTTAAAACACATAAACCCTTTAAAAAACTAAATTGTAGTCCGGAAAATGAAAGCAAGGAATATACCTGCTATTCAAACGCTGATTTAAAAAAAATAAAAAATATGTGGAATGCAAGGCATCCAGATCAACCCATAAAAACTTCAAGTTCTAAACAGATATGGGATAAGTTAAAAGAGTATTATTCTTCGGTTTGTAATAAAGAGTCGTGTTGGGTTCGTCAAATGACAAAAAATACAAAACTGGAAAAAGAATTATTAGATGCGTTTGCTCCTGAATCTCCAAAAGAATGGAAAAAAAATCCAAATGAATGGCTTTCAAGTATTGATATTTTAAAAGTAATGGGTCAATATGAAAAAAAATATAAATGTTTCGAATTTTTAGGGCCATCTCCTATTGATTATGATACACACAAGTTATATGGTGAATGTGTATGGGAAGAATTATGCCATTTTAATTTAGAACAACAAATTAAAAAAGGACATACCAAATTTGGAATAATCTTCAATCTAGATCCCCATTATAAAGGAGGTAGTCACTGGGTTTCATTATTTATTAATGTCAAAAAGAAGACAATATTTTATTTTGACAGTGCAGGCGAAACTGTGCCTACTCAAATTAAGAAATTTGCAGACAATGTGATTAAACAGGGTAATAATTTGCAAGTACCAATTAAATTTACATTTGATGAAAATCACCCAGTTGAACATCAATATGGTAATACTGAATGTGGCATTTACTCTATTTTCTTTGTTATTCATATGCTAGAGGACAAAATCACAGGACATTATTTAAAGACTCACGTACTAAAGGACAATTATATACAACAGTTTAGACATATTTTTTATAACAATGATGGTGAAATTTGATTTTATTAAGTAAAAACATTAATAAAATCATTAAGTAAAATATTAACATAAAAATTGATTTATTATTTATATAAATGAGCAACTTATCTCAATTTACTAACAAAGCAAATGTTAGTTTACTTTGGGACATATTATTAGATGAACTTCATATTAATACAAATGATAAATCGTTGACTTTAAATGTTAGAACCGTTTTTGACAGTAATATAAAACCATTTACTACTACTTCTAATCCTAAAACAAACCTTATGGAACTTAATAAACAATTTTTAAGTCAAGTTGTTTTAGCAATTAACAGACTTTTTCCAAATTTACAAAAACAATATCAAAATATAAAAAGAATAACAATCACTAATGAAGAGGCTTCAGTACCATATAAAATAGAGGATATTCATTCATCTCGTCAAACTGAATTTGAAAAAGAAGTCGAAAAAAAACGAGCAGATCTCGAAAATTACATGTCTCCGCCTTTGCCAAAGGAATTGGATTTTTCTTATGGAAATTCAGATGGCAAAATAACAGCAATGGACTCACTTGTTGCTGAAAAAATGGCGCAGAGAAATTTAGATATTGAGCAATTACAAACTGGCAACTATAATCAAGCCAATTTTGATCCTGAATGGCTAACCCCAAAGGAAACCTCATTAAAGAGTGAAAAAAATGTGCCTCTTTCAATTCAACCAATAAATAATAGATTAAAACAAATCCCAGATATAAAACAAATCCCAGATATAAAACAGGTCCAAGATATAAAAAAAACCCAAGATATAAAAAAAAATGTATCTTGGGAAGATAATAATGAAGAAGCAGTTGCCAATATATTTCAAAAACTTAAGAGATACCCACAAGTTATTGAAGAACCTATTACTGAAAATGTTGAACAAAAACAATATATCGAACAAAAGTCACAACCATTGCCTAAACAGGAACAAACTAATCAGGAACAAATTAAAGAGGAACAAATTAAGAGAGCTACAATAGTTCAACAATCGACGTCTACTCCTCTTATTCCTAAAAATGAAATAATAACACAACTCAACGAAATGAATACAAAAATTGATAATTTATATGATATGGTATGTAATCTGATGAATTCTATGAAAGAAGGAACAACAAAGAAAAAAGAAGAAAAAGAAGAAAAAGAAGAAAAAGAAGAAAAAGAAGAAAAAGAAGAAAAAGAAGAAAAAGAAGAAAAAGAAGAAAAAGAAGAAAAAGAAGAAAAAGAAGAAATGTTTATTTAAATTCTTTCCTTTACAATTTCATATTCACCGCTAGCATTTTTAATTAATTTTCCTATTAATATTGGTCTAATACCAGGAGTTTGTTTAGCTTGAATAACACTATCATAATCGTATACTTGTCTTGTATCCATTCTAAGCATATAACGTTTTCCTGTTGGTTTATGAGTAAATGGTCTAGCCTCCCAGTCAATAACAGTTCTGTTTATATCAGCAATTGTGTCATTTTCATCTTGAGAAATATTTGGATTATAAGAAAAGTCATTTACAGTTGGTTGTCCAAATGATAAACAAACCAAACCCTCTTTTGTACTAGATTTAATATGAGTTGCGCAATCAATCGCAGCTTCCTTTACACCGGTTAATAATTGTGATGTCAATTGTTCTTTAATAGTTGATATTTCAAATAATTTTTGATCAGATGTTTGAGGCAAATAAGGAGGTCGTTTTGATAAATCTTTTAATTTTAATTCTAAAGCAAATTCG